GGGGGAGAGGAAGAGCGCTGAACAACCAATCCAATTTGTACACGCATGGATTGTTCTCGTCACCGTCATTGTCGGTGAAGGTGATGTCCACGATGGTGTACTCTACAGGGGTATCGGTAGTCGGTACTGACCTGTTGGAAACGGAGAAGGAAGCTGCCCTTCCCAAAGAGGCACCGTCCTCTGCGAACCTACTTACCACAAATCCTTTTGCGGTCTGGATGTACACCCTTCCTGAACTTCCATCAAGCTTTTTGATCTCGGAATGCACACAGGCGTTCACGTTCTGGATTGCTCGCAATACCTTGGTGGCGGCAGATGTCTCTTCCCTGATGTCCAATGGTTGATCTTCGAAGAACTGTGCCTCGGCACTTTGGTCCTCAAATTTGCATTGTCCAAGATATACTAGGTTACCGGCTGCTACACCTGCATCCCAAGCATCCTTGTCCTTGGCAGCGATCACACTGGCGAACTCGAAGCTGTCAGCGGCCCAGAACACACGTTTGTATGCCCCAAGCAGTTCCTTATTGTTTATACCCCCGGTGGCAATGACTCCTGCCGATGTGCCGGAACCAAGGGTTTCAATATATCCACTCATTTTTTTGTCTTTTTTTAAAGTTTACCCCCTACTGGCAGCAAGGAGTGTATTCTTTGTTAAACTGTATTGTAAAAATGACCTTTAGAACATCCCATATCCTTTGGGTTTCATGTTCCCCATCAAACTTGTAATTAGGTTCATCTATAGGAGCTTTTATAGAGTCTTCGACTATATCTATAGATCCAGATACTTCAAGTTGTCTGAATATCTTTTTCCATAATGGAAGTAGAACTGTTTCATAGCTATGATAAGGATCTACTCTTTGTGTATTAAGTAGTTCTGTTCTAGTTTCCTCGACACAGATATTTAATTCAACTTCCACTTGATAAAGTCCATCTATTCCTGTTGGCGTTGGCCTTCTTTTAATTAGCCAAACTAAAGGACTATGCTCGTCACCATAGATTTCAACAACCCTTCTCAATTCATCCATTGATCCAAAACCGAACTTTGGTTTTCTAGAAATATTTTGATTGATTTCTATTGGTTCAATCTTATCTATTTCTAATTCCATTAATCTTCCGTACAGTACCATCAGAATCCAAGAGTATTGGTCATTACATACTTATCATAAGGGAAATCCTCCGAAACCTCAAAATCGGGGCTTGCTTCCAAGTACTCCAAGGTATCTTCCAGCTCTATGATGAAATCGTTCCATCTTTCTGCATATTCAGATGACCTATCGGCAATCGTGAAACCCTGTTTTTTGCCCTTTCCGCTTCCAACTGTGCCCACTTTGATTTCGTCCGAACGCATCCAGAAGCAATAGATATAGTTTCCTAGCAAAGGCTTTAGCCCTTGCCAGTCCTCATATCCATTTACAAATCTTTGATGGGCCGTATCGGCAGCTTCAACGGCTTGGGAATTAAAGGGGAGTTTGTCAAGCTCCCCCTGTAGGATGTTATATTGGTCCCCTCCCAATAGTTCCAACAAGATCATTCGCTCGTACTTGTCGATGATGGACTGGAGCTTCTTGTTCAATCCCTCGCCCACGTTTCCGCTTATGGCGTTGGGGATTGTTAGCTCTGCCTTATCCGTGAAGTATGTCGCTGTGATGATGTTGGGCATGGGTCAGTGTTCTTTTATTTTTTGGCCTTGGCGAGTTTCTTTTTCAATTCCTCGGCCTCAAACTTGTTTACACGTCTCTTTTTTCCATCGGGAAATGTTACTTCTACGGTATTTTCACCATAGAACCCTTGGTACTTTACCTTTTCTTGGGATTCCCTCAATTTTTCTTCTTCTGTCTTTGCCATTTTAATGGTATTTAATGGTTAATGATTAGATTAAGCATCCGCCACATTAGGATCCAACAATGCTTTTGCAACTGCGAAATCCACTTTCACGATGGATGCATAGTGTACAGCGGGGATGAAACCGAACAAACGTTGCTCTCCCAAGAAGGAAACCATGTTTTTCTCCCAATCCCCTTGTGCGCCACGGTAACCCATGGTGAACTCGATTTCGCTCCTAAGTTTGATCTTGAAGCGTTTGAAGTTCCCTACATAGGCCTCTCCCTCTGTCACAAGAGTACTGGTCCTTACAGGAAGCCCCTTGATGGAAGTGCCGTTTGCGGATGCAAAAGGAGGCATAACATACTGTCCTGTAGTGGCATCCTTCACCAATTCCATTTTAGCAGCATCAGTTGGATGCAAAAGGAAAGCGGTAGGACTGTCATGGGTAAGCTCTACCTGGTTGTAGGCTACTCGCAAACAATCAAACTCGTTGGCTTTTTGGATGGTGTTGGCAAAAGAACCTGCAACAAATGGAACTGAATTTGCATCCAATCCTACAATGTTATTTCCCGTACCGTCACCACTAAGGGCAATACTTTCAGAGAAAAGTCGGATCTGCTCGTAAACCTCATCCTCGATGTCCTGTGCCATTCCATCAATGTCTTCCAACATCTCCTTTGAAACGGTCACGATCAAGGCATCTTTTTTGGCAGATTGTGAGAATAGGCTCAAATCCCAATCTCCTTGTGGTTTTAGGCCACCTTCAGCAACCATTGCCACTCCACCTTCACGGCCTGTTTTCTCCACCCACTCGAATGTCCTTGCATTGGTGTTGGTGGTGTTCACGATTTCCAAAAGGATAGGAGTCCTTCTGAAAGTGTCCTGAAAACCTGCCTCTCTTTCGGTTCTACCTACATTACCGGTAACGTGGGTAGCGAATGTCATCGGGGCAACGGCCTTGATAACAATACTTCCGTTTGGATTGTCCTTTAGTTCCTTGATGGCATCCTTGTTTTTCAAAAGCTCTTTTTTTACAGCTTCCTTAAAACTGATGTTCTCATTGGAAGATCCAACACCCTCAATGGCCTGTGCGGCTTTTTCCTCGGCTTCTTTGATACGGGTCTCAAAATCCTTGAACTCTTGGGAGTCCTTGGTAAGGAAACCTTTTATAGCATCTTCTTTTACCAATCCCTTGGTGGCTTCGGTGATGTCTTCTTTCGACACCTTATTCTTGGCAGCCTCTTTCATCTGCTCACTGACGTACTGCATGTAATCCTTTTGCAGTTGCGCCATTTCCTTGTCGGTCTTTCCGGCATAGGCTTCTTCGTTAATGCCCTTTTCGGTCAACCACTCTTTGAATGTCTTGAACATTTTCTGTTGTTTTAAATTAAACTTCTTAGATACTCTGATTTGGAAGTGCCTTGGGCGGTTTCCGTTTTTGAAGAAGTGCCTTGGGCGGGTTCTTCTGTATAAATGATGGAAGTGGCATCATTGCTTCCTGCAATGACCATACTCCCTTCTTTAAAAATTTTGGCTTCCTCAACTCCCCAGAAATAGCCGTATTCATCAACATCTTCTTTGTTCGCTATCAATGGATATTTTTCATCGAAATAGGCTTTCTCTTCTTCCCAATCTTTACTTTCTGAATTGAGTCCAAGTTTTATTTCCACATACTGCATCCGTACGGAGTTCTGCATTTCCCTTTTCTCAGAAATGACTTTTAAAGCTCCTTGGTGTCCAATCTTATCTTCTGGAATCTCATAGATCAATGCTTCTGTGTTTCCCGAAAAGTTCTTCCCAACCAATGACCATGGTATTTCCTTGGTAAAGGATTTGACATTTTCGGGCCATGCTATGATGTCGGCAATCTTCAGACTGTGGGCTTCCACGTAATAGAGTTTTCCCTTGTTGTGTTGAAGGCTTCGCTTCCATAGCCCATCAAAGTGTACGTCATTGTGGGAATCGAAATACTTTGTGGTGTTGATTATCGGGTACAACATGCCATCCTTCATCCATGGTTCACGTTGGGCCTTTTCCGAAAACACCGATTTGGTGAGGAACGGTAAAATCCTTAAATCGGATTTTTCACAACTCTTGTAAACCTGTGAGCATTTAAGGGAAATCAACCTTTCCTTATGCTCCATCAAAGCCTCGAAAGCATGTTCAATCGTCTTGAAAGTTCTATTTGGAAACTCCTTGATCCTTACCATCCTGCTTTTGTTTTATGGATTTCTTCAATGATTCCACGTTGATGCCTTGCTCTTCCAGTTTTTTCAACTTGGCCTCGTTCATGAATTTTTCGTTGGTATAATTTCCTTTTTGGCTCATATCGAATATTTTCTGTAAATGACTTTTGAATGGTTTTTACCAATCCATTTATAGCTTTTGGACCATCCAGTGAATGGAACTATCCAATACAAAATGCCATATCTGTCCACTTTTAATTTTCCATCAATAATCTTCCCTCCCTTGAAAATTCTGATAAAGAAGAGTTGAAAAAAGAACCTATTGATAAACTCTAAACCACTCATACCACTTTCTTCATTTTAGTTTCTGAAGTTCCTGCACCGCTTTCGTTTCGTGGGCCGAACGTGTCAATCTCTATTCCCAAGAAATCCGCACTTTGCTTTTGGTCAGCTCCACCATCAACCATATCCTTAAATGCCTTGGCAA